ATGACAATAATTGAAAGAATAGCGGATGAGTTAGCTCGTATCTCACCAGAAACAACGATTTACACGGAGAACCAACCTAGTGGGTTTGATGAACCGTGTTTTTTTATAGGCAGAGCAGGAAATACAACTCTAAAGCCAGAACTTTTTGATTATGAAGTTAGGAAAATGCCATTTCAAGTTGTTTATTTTCCACCAGAAGAAAATGCTAATGAATCATTAGATGAGATGGAAGCACTGCTAATGGACAATCTAACGGTATTGCCTGACTTTGCTTATTTAAGAAATCGTGAATTCAATATAGATACTAATGAACATACGTTAACGTGTGAATTCGATCTTGTTTTACGGATGTATAAACCAGATCTTTCACCAAAGCAAAGGAGTTTAGATTTAAATGCAAGAACAAAAGGAAACAACAGGGAATAACACCAAAGTTAAGCGCGCCGAAGTTGAGTATACTAAAGCTCAAATTAAGCAAGCCAATTTATTCCCCGGTACAAATAACACGGCATTGATTAATGTCGCGTTAGAAGACAACAAAACTTATACAATTGCCGAAGCTAAGAAAGCAATTGAAGACTTTAAAGGAGGTATGTAATAAATGGCTGGTGGAACTTGGAGAATGCAAAACAAAGTAAGACCGGGGGTTTACATTAACGTTCGAGGTGATGGTAAGTCAGCGTTAACCACACCATTGGGGCGTTTATTGATGTTCCAAAATAAGCCTTTAGGTTGGGGCCAAAAAGGCATCATTGAATTAACTGCTACTAGTGATTTTACAGCTTTAACTGGGCACAAAAACACCGACGAGGTATTGGCTCCAGTCTATGAAGCTTTGAAGAATGCTGAAACAGTATTGCTTCTAAACGATTTTGATGGCGGTGCTAAGTCTACTTCTACTAAAGCAGGTGTTTACACTATTAATGCTAAGTATGAAGGTGAACAAGGTAATAACATTAGCGTTAGCTTTGCACCTAGTCCTTTAGTTGATGATGCCAAAACTCAAGACATCACTGTTACAACTTTGTTTGGTACTAAGCAAGTAGATCAAGTTAAGATCACTTTGCCGCTTGCAAGCAAAGAAGCTATTACAGCGGCTGAATTAACTGACGAAAAGCAATTAGAAGTACACAATGACTATGTAGATATTACTTTTGGTACTAATCCAGCAGATGTCGCTAAGGAATTAAAAGGCAATGGAGAATATCCACTTTATACTGCTATCTTTAACGGCTTAACTCAAGCTGCCGCTAATGTTTCTCTAACTGGCGGCTCAAATGGTACCAACAAGGTAGTAGATGACATGAATGATTACTTGGAAAATGAATTCTACACTGTAGCAACTACTGCAGGTTGGGAAGAATCAAGCAACATTCATAAACTTTTAGTTGAAGAAATTAAGCTTTTACGTGAAAACGTTGGTATTAAGGTTCGCGGTGTTGTGCCTAATGAAACAGGTGTGGCTTACAACTATGAAGGTGTATCAACTGTTTTGAATGGTTACGTTCTTAATGATGGCACTGTAATTACTCCTAATATTGCTGCTGCTAGATTTGCTGGTATGAGTGCTAGTGCTACACCAGATCAAGCATTAACTTACACTCAAATTGATGATGCTGTAGAAGCTAAACCTAAATTAAATAATGATAAGACTATTGAAGCCTTAAAAGCTGGACAAATTGTGTTTACCACACGTGCTGGCAGTCGTGTAGTAATTGAGCAAGATATTAACTCACTCACTAAGTTCACTAGCGAAAAATCTAAAGACTTTAGCAAGAACAGAATTATTAGAACACTTGATGAAATTTGTACTAATACTACTCAAACGTTTGAAACTAGTTTCTTAGGTAA